CTCATATCTTTGAGTTCGTTTTCATCAATCTGTCCTGTTCTGTACAAATACTCAGGAACAACCATTACGCCTTTATCTCCGATTACTTGAACTGCATCTGCAATTGTTTGAGACATACCCAAACGACCTAAAGTATTCATTACTCTACCTTTAGCCATTTCGGTCTGACGTTCTCTATAGTTTTCTATTAGAGCAGAACTACCACCTAAAACAGCGACAGATGGAAGTACGTCTAAAGAAGTATTTAATCCGTTTTGACTAACCCAGGTTGAGAAATTTACAGGATTATCTGTAGTAAATTTATAGTTCAAATAATTCTGCGCAATTTCAACTCCTGTTTCTTCTGTCATTTCCAAAGCTGTACCAAAGGCAAACTTCTTTCCGAATCCTGTAACGCCTGTTCCCGGAGTCACCTTACTCAAAAATCCTTTTGTAAATGGCAACATTTGTATTGTGTACAAAGGCGATATGAGCACCTGAGTTCTAAAAGTTTCCGCAGCAGCATCTTCTGCCCTTGCTATTGAACCAAACTTTTCATATGATTCTTTATAGTTCTGTCCAGCTTGATCGGTTGTTTCCCAGGCAAACATTATACCGCCAGCAACAAAAGGATTACTCGAAAGAGCACCTGCTGCAATACCCACAGCCAAGTTAGGTGCTTGCTGTACAGTATTTTGTACTAAACTTTTAAAACCTTCAGCACTGAATAAACCCTCTTCATCTAAAACTTTGCTGAAAGGTTTAATGCTTACTTTACTTTTTGCTTGTACAGCATCTAAATACTTCAGCAAATCAGTAAGAGGATTATCTTCATAACCAACAGCAGCACTTAATGATTCGATTGCGTTTCCAAAAATTCTTGCTGAAGTTGATTGAAGTATATCAGTAAGACGATATCCTAAAGCATCGCTATTCTTTTGTTCTTCAAGTTTAATATCATCATATGCTTTTTTATAAGCATCTCTATATTTTCTGTACATGGCAGTTGTCATCTGACCTTTTTCATCTTTGTCAGAAATTACACCATACTTCTTTTTAATTTTATCTAAATCAGCTTTAGCACTATTCTCAATCTGCAACTTGTAATTGATAAAATCTTGTTCTGCTACTTTTTTCAGCGCATTTGTTTTCTCCTCATACGCTGTAGCATTTTGATTTACAAAATCAAGATATTTTTGATATTCAGCATTTCTTTGCTCCAATGTCAAAGGAGTAGTTGTAACTATTTGTTTATATTGAGCAAAAGCGTTTTCATTAGCAGCCACCGCTGTTGCTGCCAATGCTTCAGAATCAGATTTTACTTTATCAGCTAATTTAATATTAAAATCATTAACTAATTTCTGAGTATTCTTAGTTAAATTTTGTATATCTGCATTTAAATCTAAATTTGTTCTTACTACATCTTCTTTGAGCACATTCATGTTCATCAATCTGCGATCAACTAAATCGGTATCTAATTTCTGCTGAGCTGCAACTTTAGCCATACGCAGAAAACGAGGTTTGAATATTTCAACTACTTCTTCTCTAGTATAGGCATCTAGACCAGCCATCTTTCTTTTTTCATTAAAAGATTTTATTACTTTATCTGTTATAGGCCCGGTTGGAGAATTTAATAATTTTTCAACTTCATTCTCTAAATAGACAGGATTAACTATAAAATTATTAGCATCATCAAGAGCATATATACCATTTTCATTTTGCAGTCTTCTTTTGCTATTCTGGGTTGTCTCTGTTTTTTGTACAAACTTTTTTAAATCTGCATCCCATACGCTTGATGTTTGCGTTACCAATCCAGCAGCATCAAAAGCATCTGGAGATACATTAGAACGTAAATTTTTTACGAAGTTATTTACATCGCCTTCGATTGTTTTATCTACTTTGGTTTCCTGTTCTGTTACAAGCGATCTCAAGTATTCTGAATCATCAAAAGCCTGACCTTGCATATTAGGATCTGTTAGGCTAGCAAATTGATATTTCCAAGGATTAGCATAACGATCATAAGCATCTAGATAATCTATTATTCCCTTTTCTTTTTCTGTAGGAGGAGTAGGATTATTTTGTTCTGCTTTTATTTCTTCTACAGTTTTTTGTTTGAATACACCTGGGGATACTTGTTTCCAAGATATATTTTTCTCAGGCTCTATAAAAGATTTTGCCTGAGGGGCTGCTGGTTTAAAAATATCAGATACAGGTTTTTTTTCTATCTTTACTCCATCAGCAGTTACAACAGCATTGAGATTTTTACTGCTTTTTATTACTCCAATAAGAACATCAAAATCCGCTTTTGTATCAGCAGTCGGTTCTATTTGTTTATATAAATCTACATACTGCTTAACTTTCTTATCAAGTACAAAAGTAGATGTGTTAGGATTCCTTGCTAAAGTAGTAATTTCATTATATAATGGAGTCATTTGCTGATTCCATATAACACCGCCTTCTTTATTCCACTTTAACTTACCGGTACTCTTTAATACATCAGATGGATTATTTCCGGGAGGTTTAGTTGTCTGAGGCCCAACGCCTGTTCCTTTACCATAGCCTAATGGCTCAGGAGCAGCAAATAGATTCTCCTGCCCAGGAACATTTGTTCCTACGGTAAATAAATCCTGCTGTGTGCCCTCTACAGTTCCCAGGTTTTGCTCACCACTCGCTGGGGGCTGCGCCACCACTCCTTCAGCTGTTTCAGTTGAGGTAGTTTTAGTCGGTCCAACCGAAAGAGATGGAGAAGAAGAACTTTCTTTTCCGAGGTTTTGGATGAGGGGCTGGTCTTTTTTTTTTAAATACTCAGATGCAGACTGCACCCCGAATATATTTTCCATTTTCATATTGGCAGTTGGTTCGTTTGCCAAATATTGTTCAAATTCTGCTTGAGATTCAAACATACTTTTAAACCTCGGATCAGAGGTCAGTTCGCTGTAGAGATCATCTATGTTTTCAGCCATTTTTTATTTTTTTGTTTTTTTATTTAAGTAAAGGTTTAACTATATTATCAAATTCAGCTTGATTTCTCCAAGTTTTTCCTTTGAGTCCTTTATTTACTGTTGCTTCTAAATCCCAAAAATTAGCAAATATTGGAGTCCATGAACTTGCGTCATATTTGCTTCCTGCAAATGCATTTTTATCGCTAAAATTATCAAGTGGTGTATAAAAATCTTTTCCGGTAATTCCTAATTGCACAAAAGGAGTAACACCTTTAATTTTACCTGCTTCACCTGCCCTAGCAACTACTTTTACGTCTTGACCATTGGTTCCCTTAACAATTTTGTAAGGCATCAATCTAATAGAAATAATATTTGCATCCGGATAACTACCAGACAATTTATTTCCAAACTTATCACGAACTTCATCAGATGCCTGAACATATGTGTTGGGTACACCTACGCCTATCTTTGCAAAAGAAGAAGCAAACTGAGGAACCTTCCTTTGTGCTTCAGTAGTTACAACATCGTCCATTTTTTCTCCGGGCTGCTGCAAGTTAACATTTTCAAATGACTTTGTCAACTCACCAGGCATACTTTTTTCGCCACCACCCATAGAAATATTGAAACCGCCTCTTTCTTGAACGATTTTTCCTTTGAGTTCGGGGTTAGCATAAGGAGCCATGAACATAATCAAAGCATCTTTTACTTTTTCTTTGTCTGCTTGTGTATAACCCTCAGGACCTCTTACAATACCCAAATTCATCCTACTGTTCATCTGTCTTATCAAATCGTCTCCTCTCATATCCATGTAGGCAATTGCCTGGTCTTCCAACGAAAGAGGACGAGTCTTATACAGATTAGGATTATCTTTCATTGCCTGTTCCGCATCTTTGATTCTAAGCGGTCTACCCCACATATCCTGCATTTCTTTTGCATTCTTAAATCCGGGGATACTAACCATGCTTCTATACTGCACGACATCAGGTAAACTCTTAGCAAGCTGAGGCAATTCTGTCATATATGGTACTGCTTCTTCTTCTACTAATTGAGGAATACCATTAGGATCAATTTGAAAATTAAAATCTGAAGCATTTGGATTTTCTTGAGCAAATTTTCTCAAATCATCCAAACTTCCTGCGGTTCTATACCTTTCTAAGAATGGAGCTACCGCATCTCCATAATATTTTCTCCTGGTGTCTAAGAATTTAATTTGATTATCAAAAGCATCCAATTTATTCGAATAACTTCTTAAATCAATCATTCGACCTCTCAAATCTCTTTCGATACGAGCATATTTATTCTGATCAAAAGGATTGTCAGAACTTTTTACGTTTTCCAATTCAGTTATAGTCTGATCGAAAATCTTATCTACTTCAGGAAGAACTAAAGGATGTATTCTACCTCTTTCTTTAAATAAATCCCTAATCTGATCTTCTTGTTTTTGCTGTTGTTGCTTACCTTGAAGAGCTAATTTTTGAGCAGCAGCAGCTTCTCTTTGTGCTGCTTGAAATTTCATTCTACCGAGTTGCTCGGCTATCGTATTTCGACCTTGTAGAGCAATCGCTCCTCCCAATGATGGTTGTTCTGCCATATTTTATCTGAATGTTGTTCTAGGGGTAGAGTATCTTGTTCTCAAAGGAGGAAGTCCTAAATCATATCTATAATCTTCTCCAGGATATCGACCTATCATGCTCATCAAATTGTTAGAAGGAGCAGAACTAAGAGAAGGAAAACTTCTATTTGGAATTGTCGGAGCTCCCGGAATACTTAACTCTGAACTACCCATTTGATACATACCTGGCGTTCTTCCCATTATACTTTCAAAATCACTTGGTAATCCCATAGATTCAACAGAAGGAACACTACTACTTGGTGTTCCCCAACCAAGCCCAGCAGGCAATGAAGTTGTAGGAACAAACTCTGGTCCTGGTGCATTCATAGCATCAGTTCCAGAATTAAATATAGGTTGATTAATATTAACACCAATTGACCCTCTTGGAGTAAGAGCGTTTGGCTGAGATACGTTTGAAGATCTAATCGATTGTCCTTTAAGAGGAAGAAATCCAGCATTAGTTGTACTAGGTGCTACTTTTTGACCACCATAAATATCCCTCATCAATTGTCTTTGTTTTTCTGCTTCACTAGCCTGCATTTTTCCCATAGCAAATCCACCTACTGCTCCCAAAACATCCTGGAAGCCTTGTTGCATAGCTTGACCATAAGCCTGTTCCATCTGCTGACGCTGTGCTAAACGCTGAGCAGCATCCGCTCTTTGTAATCCTGATATAGCCTGATTTGCACCTATTAAACCAGCCATACCTGCTCTTTGAGCTGCTTCGTTCTGAGCCGCTAAACCAAGGGCAAACTGACCTGTATTAGCAGCGTTCATACGAGACAAAGCAGAAGACATCTGTCCACCACTTAAATCCATAGCTGCTCTTTGCTGAGCTAATTGAGAACCGGCAAATTGCTGTTGGGCCATTGTTCTTGTTGCTGGAGTAAGACCCTGTCGAAATTGTTGTTCGTACAATCTACGATTTTCTTGCAAAGGGCCAGCAGATTCCATTAGACTAGGCATTCTCTGCTTTTGCAGTGCTCTCATACCCTGTTGTGCTTTGATGCCTCTGTACAAACCGTAACCGGCTTGTGCTAGCATAGCAATAGTCATTGGATCCATATTACAAATTTACTTATTTTTTATTGATTATACAAACGTGGACTTGGACGGAATTTAATTATGAAGTTTTTAATCTTCTGATTTCCGCCCACAGATTCAAGACTCATTTTAACTTTCAACCAATAACCCCACAGACGACTTGTATCTGCATTATTGACTAAAGCTACAGTCATATCATTTTTTATAGGACTATACCACAAATCTTCTCTCAATTCAAACTCGGTCTCATCCAGTGTAGTATAGTGATTTTTTGTGGTAAATACGGTATTGTATGGTCTCTTATCTGAGTTAACTAGGACTGCCTCATAATGCTTAATTAAATCCGCATCATAATTCATTACTGCTGTGATATCCGGAGCAGTATAAACACCGTAGTAATCGGACTCAGGACCAACATCGTGCAACCACAGATACTTTTCATCGGTAGGTTTAGGCGAGTAGTAGATATTATTATATCTCAAATATATATTGGGCCAGTACGAATGGAAAGATACAAACCCATTTTTCTGTTCATCATATGCAATGGTAAAACAAGTATGTGTATATGGATCCTCTCCTGGTACAATCTTTTCCCAAAAAGTAGTCCATGATGCTCCGCTCTCAGGTCTGTTTGTATTATTACCTGTATGCGCTAGCTTACACTTGTATGCAAATGGCAATCCGGAAGCGTGGAAGATTAATGGGGAACTGTAAACATAATCGCCTTCGTCAAAAGTTGTTGGTTCCCAGTTTGGGATATTGTTGTTGTAACCTTTGAATGTAAAGATGGCTTCGGAATACTTATCGTTCCATATGCCGTGTATGCCTTGACCTGTAAGAGGATGATATTTTTCTGAGACCCAAGTAGTATTATTATTCAAAAATGAAACAAGGCCTCTATCACTTATCACTCGAACACCATCCTGTCCAAATCGCATCATTTTCTTAAACTGCTCATTGAACCAATACACAGTATCTTTGCCGGTATTTGTTTTACCCTTAACCAATTGCCATTTTCCAAACAGACCAATAGAACTTATCTGCTGACCACGATAGCCCAATATACTACCGCTACCTACAACAACATCACTACCGGAAGAGGCATTAGAATAAGTAGCATCCCGGAAGTATTGTCTTTGGAATGAGAATGGCTGCCAGGTGTAGAAATTATTATCTATTATATCATGGTGAGTGATCGGTCCTAAGGTTAGGTCTAAATCGGCATAGTCTAACGGTTGAAAAACTCTATAGTTATCTTTCTGAGACCCAATCACTTTTTTAGCTGACCAAACAATTCTATTGGGCATACTTCCATCGTAAGTAGAATTTATATTATAACCTAATTCAATTATTGTCCCATCTTTGGGAGTATAGCCATCGTTATAATTATTTTGCTTGCTTACTTCGGGCCATTGTTCTGTCCAATATAAAACACCAGAACCCCAAGTTCCAGCAGCAAATGTACCACCTTTATCCTTTTCTATTTGTTGAGGATAAACATTTCCTGGTCCATTAAAATCTCCCGATGTTTCGTTAACATCAAACATTTGAGTATTTAATCTATTTTGACTATAAAAACTAAATCCTACTCCAGCACCATGAAGTTTTGCTGAGTCGGTCCAAGTATTATTTCTTAGTAACATATGAGATTTTTGGGTAAATATATCTCCTCCAAAAATTCTTACGTTATTAACTACACCATTTTGCCCGACTGTTAAATATTTAATATGACCTGTAGAATGATAAACAGTTTGTTCTTTGTTTACAGGATACTTTTTATTTGCACCTAAATCTCTAAATATTTGTCCATAATAATTTCCAATTTCGTTTGTGCTATATGGAGCACCTAATGCTGCAACAGGTGTAGTCAATTTAAAAACTTCACAACTTGTATAAGTCAACCAATCTGCATATGTAGGAATATTACCCAAAGCAAAAGTTTCTCCATCCATTACTCCTTTATTCCCAGTATCAATATGTATAGAAGAAATTAAAGAATAATCTACATAGTCATATGGAAAATTTATTTGATCTCCAAAATAACCAGATGTGTCACTATATGAACTAACAGCTAAACCAGATGCTACTCCTCTAAATCTTGTTTCATCAGAAATATTAAAAGGCAATAAAATTTTTAATTTATCAGTAGAACCAAATGAATAACTTTCTCCAAAATATAAATCAGGCGAATAGAAAAATAATCTTCTTTGATTTTGAAAACCACCTGGAAGTGGTACTCTAGGACTTTCCCATAAATTTAAAATACCGTAAGGATGCCATTGTCCTCCGGAAGATAAACTAGTAAAAAAATAACCAGTAGCAAGTACTTCAGGAATTCTTTCTGCACGAACAAAACGATAACCAGAAATTAAATCACGAAGAGGTGTATCTCCAAGTCCGCTTCCATCAGTATCAACAAGATAATCTAAATTGAGATTGTGAAATTTAAGATAATATACTTTTGTTAATGTAGCTGCACTATTTGTCAAATTTGGATCTATTTTTGCCAATCTAAAACTACCTGTACCATTAGTAATTAAATTCTCAATGAATCTTGTTCCGTAATAATCTAAAGTCAGCTGAAATGTATTCTGAGTTGCGTTAACAATAGTATAAACAACATTGTTAAATAAACCAGCTAGTCCGCTTGTTATAGTAATTCTAACTTCATCGCCATTTTCATAACCATGATTATTAATAGTAAAAGTATTTGTTCCAGCATTCGTTGAACCAATAACTCTATTTCTTATATCTCTTCTTGAACTTGCTAAATCAATATTGTAATCTAAACTATCAATTCTAATATCATCAACCCAAAAAGGAGCACTCCATTTTCCTGTGTTTTTCCATTGAACTTGAATACCAAAACGATAAGTATCGTTAATCATATAACCAGTATTGTTCAATACATTTTGAGGATCTTGATATTCTCCGTATTGATACGAAGGATTTGATGATGTAGGTGCACCAGGTTTTGCTATGCCTGTAATATATTTTTGAGTAACGCTATGGGTAATCTGCGAGGCCCAATCAGAAAGATTATAATCAATCTGCTCTGTTAAATTACTCATAGTCATTCTGTTGTCAAATATCTTTACGGTTTTAACTGTTAGATATTTAGATGTGATAGCGACTAATTCGTTATTTGATAATGGTATATTTTCTTGACCTTGGTTATTATGAACAAGCTCTATTTCTGTTTGATCATTCTTTAGTGTAAAACGCTGAACTACTTTAGTAGAAAAAATATCTCCTTCATATTCTATTGCAACAAGTTCAAAGAATTTATAAATACCGGCAGGAAAATTTTTCAGTTTCATTTTAACTGATTTATTAGTAATTGTACCAACTTCATCACCAGCTATTCTATAAGGAATTGTTGATAATACTTCATATAAATTAACTATTCCTGTAGGATAAAGAAAATCTGTCGCAACTAAATCATCAGTTAAGAATCGACCTGTATATCTTTTGTTTCCGGCAGTTACAGCACCTTCTCCTTCTATTACTTGCAATTCATCTATATATGCAGATGGATTACGATAAAAGAAAGCTGTTTCTTCATCAATGGTTTCATATTCGTATCTACCGCCTGTGGTAAATAAGAAGCCATCAACTGTCGTAACATTGGCTGTTTTTAAATACATGGCCCTTGGCTTATTGTTGCCATCGGTCCAATAGAAATTTATCTGATTACCTATCTCTTCGATTTCAGCCTCAATTCTTCTATTAGGCGAAAAACCTAATTGTTTGCTTCGGATTAATCTACGATAAACATATTTTCCCTCGTTTGTACCAGTGCCTTTGAAGAGTACTCCAATTTCACTAACTTCAGAAAAATTACCAATTGTATTAGATCCTGCTAACCACAAGAAAACATAATCATCTAGTTGCTGAGACCCAACCACTTTGAATGTTCCAGGTGTACCAATATACTCTCTATCTGCTTTGAAACTACAGAGAGTAGATATTGTACTTTGTACCTGTAATAAAAAGTCATTATCGTGAGGAGTAGTAACCTGGAAAAAGTAACTATTTGCTGTAGGACCAACAGCCACAGGACCATATATAAAAGGCGCAGCCGGATAACCAGCAGCTAAACCTAAAGTTGTTAAAACAGCCTGTAAAGAAGTAGCGTAGTTAGCCGGTACTGTAGAGCTTATAGAAACACCATTCGAAGAAAAAGCATTACCTGCCGATGTAGTAAGAGTAATATTACCAACATTGGCAGCAACTGAGTTATTTAACAAAGGAGTTAAATCAAAGTAAACACGATACGATTTTGTCTTTGTTGTATAGTCTGGAATATAATCAACCGGAAGTCCTAAATCATTTATCGCTGTAATTACATTCTTATTACCCAATACCGACATAATCCCACCAAAGTTTTGGTCTCCGGTATGACGATGGCGTATATCGTTTGCATCAACGTAATTACCCTGGTTTACATATACCAGTTCTGTATCTTTATCTAAATTGCCCGAAGGTGTTACTCTTACCTGCATTATACGTTAGCGAGTTTTTGTGTTTGATATTCTCTTTGAAAGTTCTGCATTACTCCTGCACCAAAGTCAGCAATATATCTGCGTGTATACTTCCATCCTATGTAAGCAACCAACATTCTTTCCCAATCATCAGGAATAATTATATTGTCATCGCTATCAGTATTGAGACCATAATAACTAACTACAATCTGTGTACCATCCTTCATTCCAATCTCACTTCTGAAAATAAGCGTATCTCCTTGAATAGTATAATCAATATCAGGACAATAACGCTCTTCTGTTTTGCACAATCTAACCTCTGTTATTTTGAACCAATTTACAGGTAATGTAAGTTTAGAATCATAAACCTTTATTGTCTTGCTGTGTTCTACATACTTATGCATTGTTTTGTGAGACCGAATGGCTTGGTTAACAAGCACTTCAAACCACAAAGCATTATTCTCATAAGAACAATTCAATTCTTCGCAAGCTGCTGATATAACGTCTTCTAATCTCATTATTTAGGAATATTTGTAATACCAGGCTCTGCTGGACGAGTAGTTTTTCTAAACAGATCCTGAGTTACCATCTGAATAATATCGTGCTTCAAGTTCTCATCCACTGGATAGTGGTCAGTATCTTTATTGAAATTTGGAATGGTGGTAGGATTGTTGAACATTGCACGAACCATAATATGCTCTAATTTAGAGTTATTGTAGAACTGCAACACCAATCTATTTTGATCCAAATGTTTGAAATCCCACAAGATATCTTTCTTTTTCGAAAAGATTGAGTGTCGAGTAAGGGTTGTAAAGCCTTTGCGAATCCTTACGAATGGCTTCAGACCATTGGCATGACCAACGTATACAAAGCCATCATTCATACCATCTGTGCTAATTACGTTAGGACACTCAAAAGTAACATACTCGCAATTCTTATCCCTGTCTCCAAAACTAACATCAAGTGTTTGTACCCAAGCATCGTTAATAAACTTGCCAAACTTCTTTAAATATGCAGATATAAGATGCGCTCTAGCAGCATGAATTTTAACCTCAATATATTCATCGTCAAAACGAGTCTCATTGTAGGTCATACCGCTGAGCAAATCACTTTTTATTTCATCTACTATTTCGCCTAGGTAAATCATGGATTGTTAATAATATCTTGTGCAGCCGACTGCTTAGCCTGGTAATCACGAATAGACGCTGCAAAAGAAAGAGCGCATTCGTCAATCAAATAATAAAGAAACTTTTGAGAATAAAAGTCTGTCAAAAGAGTAGTAGTATTCGCAACGTCAATAGTATGCGGAGGGGTTCGAATATAATCTACTGTGATTGAAGCAGCATTCGGAGTAAGTTTTAACATCCTGTTCTGACCGGTTCCGTTATTGAGAAACTCGTAACGAGGAGTAACTGCATTAGCTCTGTGGAAAGATCCACCTTTACGAGTAGAAGACATCTGCCTAATTTCTCTATCATAGAAATAAACATAGGTTCCAGCAGAGGTAGCAAAGTTACCTAAAGAATCCTTAGCCTGGAAAATATCTCCATCTACTTTGGTAACAGTAAATGTGGTCACACCAAATCTAACAGTAGACCCTTTTCTCAAAGGATGGTTCACACTTGTCAGAGTATTACCACTTGCTGTTACTGTTAAGTTCTGCTCAAATCTTGCTAGCACACGCATCATGTGCATATAGAACGGAATCTCGTTAGCAGGAGGAGTAGGTGTAGTAGCATTAGCATTCAAGATGTAAACACCACCAACAGGAGTAAATGTTTTCTCCTTTACTTGAAATCCAACAAGCTCATCGGCCTCAATCTCAAACGAGAGATTGTGCCAATATCTATCAACAAGGCGAGTCATGGCCTCTTTGATTAAGGCATTGGCTTTGGCATTATCCAAGTAAGCCGTATATACCTTATCTATTTTCTGCTGAAGATATGACCAAAATTGTGCACCAGTCATTTAATTCAAAGATACAAAAAAAACAATAAAGAAAAAAGTGGGGTTTTATCCCCACCTTTTAAATTACAAAATAATCAGATTAGTTACTTGCTTTTGGAACTTTTTTCTTCTCGTTGGCAGTTATAGCCGGAATCAAGTTTTCCAATTCCTTGGGAATCTCTAACTCTCCAACTGTTTCCATCTGAGCCAATTCGTCTTTTTCAACACGATCAACTTCGGGTTTGATATAGTTTTCAAACAATTCGTTGTCAGCAAGGATGGCAGAGATAACAGCATCAACAGAAGTACCAAGGTTTCGGCCTCCGACTTTGTATATTACGCCTTCCTGTTTAACAATACCGAGTCGTACAGCTTTGTTTGCGTAGATAGTAGCGATACGCTCAGCACCACGAACTTGATTGAAAACAAATACGCTATCTCTTTTTGCGATACCTATACCATTTAAGGTAAGACCTATCAGATGAAGATATACTTCTTTAGGACTCATGCTACGAGGATCTGAGCCCAAAGCAAAAGTCAAATCCCTTCTCTCCCTGTCGGTCATTATTGACATGATATGCACGGCCTTTAGTTTAGACATAAGTGCCTCATGTTCAACACGAACTTTTTCTTCTTTAATTTCAAATACAAATTGTTCTGCTACAAAGTTTGGATTATCATATCCTTCAGTTTTAATCAGAGGATGGTTTTTCCAAAATTCAATAACAGCAGCATCCTGGAAATCACTTTCGTCAAAATTAAAGGTAAGAGGATAACCACTTTCAAAGGTGTGTTGAAAAACACGATCCTTCTCTTCAAGGGCTGTTACAACTTTTTTACCATTTGACAAAAGAAACTTTTCTTTGTCTGTCTTTCTGTCACGATACGAACCTACGATGGTAATACTACCACGAGTACGCTGTGGAATGATGTGGGCTTTTATTCTCATAATATCTTTTTACAAATATAAATTATTTTATTGAGTAAAACAAAAAAAAGAGGGAGATTTTTGTTTCCCCCTCTCTTTTTAAGAAATGATTAATTACTTAACCAGCAGAGCTGACAAGCCAGTAATCAAGTTGGCATTGTTACCACCGTCTACGATGTAGATGATGCTCTTCTCAGTATCTCCAGTTCCGCTTCCTACAGCTTCAGTTCCGCTGTAAGTTTCGAAAATCAGAGCACTGTAGTTGGTTCCAGCAACAGGCAGACCAGTGGTTGCGTTGAAGTTACCAGAAGCAAGCAGCTGAGCACCAGTAGCACCAATCTGGGGTGAACCAGCGGTAGTTACAGAAGCACTCAGGTTAGCACCTACGCCCAAAGCGAAGATAGGGAATCCAGCTTTAGCAGTAACGGTCAGGGTTTCAGTACCAGCACCACCGGTTTGAGTGGCAACTACACGAGTGCTCCAGAAAGGATGAGCATTGATAGCAGCTACGAAAGCGTTAACAATAGCCAAACGAGTAGCAGTAGCAGTAGAAGTGTACTGGAATACAGCCTGGATTTCCTGAGGCAGGTTGTTATCGAAAGCCTGTCCTTTTTCTGCGCTCAATACGATACGATAATCAGTATTGTTAGCAGCGGTAGGAGTAACAACAACAACACGCAGAACTTCAGCAGCATAAGCACGGTAAGTACCATTTTTAACACCGAGCAGGTAGATAGGGAAGTTTCTCAGAGCAGCAGGGGTAATAGCAAGAGTATTAGCACCGCTAAAGTTCAGATAACCACCTTTGTTTACAGCGTCAGTGGTAGCAGTAGCACCAGCAGCAACTGAAGGGAAACAGTAATATTCAAAAGTTTGTGACATGATTTATTTCTCCTTATTAAATTAGATAGCGAATTCAATCAGACCCATTCTGTCTGCAACACAATAAAGACCACAATCAGAAAGAATGTGGAAGTCAACACCGTCAACATCGCTAGTACCCAGAGATACCATCTGTCCACCGCTCAGAGCAGCTTTAATAGTGCTAGGATCACTGCTTTCCAGACCAATCATACCAGGAACGTAGTTAGCGATAAGCTCGTCATTGTTGAAGTGGTATTTCTGAAGGGCAGCGATAGTTCCAGAACCATCAGCAGCAGGGATAGGAGTCATGTCGATGAAGTAGATAGAGTTGCTCATCTTAGGTTTGCCGTTGATAGCAGAAAGTTCACCACGGAACATTTCGTCATCCAGCAGAGCCCAACGAACGAATTCAATCTCGATGCCAGCGTAAGCATACTTCATTACATTCAGACCAGTAACTGAAGTTCCACCGAAAGTGTTGGTGTTGCCAGCAAATTTGATGTAGTCACCGAGAATGGTTTGAAGGCGAGCAAGAGCAGCAGAACCCATAAGAGCTACGAGTTTACGTCCACCTTCAGCAGATACACGAACCATCTGCTCCAGGAAGTCGTTGAACACGCTCTGAGTCAGTTCAGCAGTCAGAGACAGGTAAGAACCACCATTGTTAATGATAGACCAACGCAGACCACCAGTAGTGTAGTATTCACCCTGAGGACCAACTTTGATAGCACGCTCAGAGAAGGCATATTTGTATTCCAACTGCTTAGCGAAAGCTTTCAAGGTCAAATCATCATAGCTTCTCCACCAGAAATCGCCATTCCACTTCACGAATGAAGCGATACGATCTCTACGGCTTTGGTGGCTGCTTTCACGAGTTACAGCAGTCAGAGCAAAGTCGGTGTCAGGAGTGTAGTTCAGAGTGCTCTTACCTACGCTAGAACGGTTAGCAGAAGCGTCAAAGAAACGCTTAGCATTCTGTCCGGCAAGGAAGTGAGTACCAGCTACAAAAGAAGATACGCTGTGAGGAGCAACAACGATAGAACCCAAAGAAAGGTCTACGTTAGTTACGATACCTTGTACCATGTTACCGTCAGCAACGATGTCACCGATACGGAATTTGGTAGCGTCTACAACAGGTACGTTCAAAGCACCGCTACCTACAGCAGTACCATTAGCAACGATTTTAGAAAAAACACCCAGGTTACCAAGTGAGCTGATTTCTACTTTAGCTTGAGGAGTAGAAATAGAAGACGCAAGTTTAGAGGTAAGCTGAGTCAATACGTTATACCCATAGTCCTGGGCATAAACCATCGCCATCTTGTTAGGCAATGACAGGCCTTTGAGCAGAAGTGACTGACTCAATGGCAGGTTAGTAATAGTTGACATTTAGATTTAAAAATTTTTTTGTTTTCCAATTAACTCTGGAACAAAGTGTTAAAGGCTTCTTGTGCAGCCTCAAGTCCCGAACCAACAGAGCGACCATTGCCAGTCATGTTTTTGCTAGGATTGGTAACTTCTTTGATAATCTGTTCCCGACCTTCATTCTTGGCTTTGGTGATATTGGCTTTCATAAGATCCTTTCCATATTTGAGCCAAAGCCCAATGGAATACATCTTTTCAATGTCGAATGAGCCGTCTGGCCTTTGCAGGGTAAATTCTTTGTCGATAAAGTTTTTCAAATCCTTGGACATTTCGTCTGTGATTTTCATACCGTATAACTCTTGACCTACCACTTGCTGAGAAAACGACTCAAGTTCAGCATTGTATGTTTTAGCAACAGCCTCTTCATATTCAGCTCTCTGCGCATTAGAACTAGTCAACTGTTTCAGTTTCTCTTCGTTCTTAGTTGCATATTGCTGTTTAAATGATTCAGCCCATTGTTTCTTTTGGAATATAGACGCATTATCGAACTCATAAATTGCCTGCTCTAATTCATCTCCTTCAAGGCCCATGAATTCTTTAATGCCGTTCTTTACAAATTGCTCATCGCTCCAATTGCTTGTATCTTCTACTTTGTATTCACTAATAAAGTCTTTAAGCGTTTTACCTGACTTTTTGTACTCCATAAGAAGTTTCAAATCATCATCAAGTTCAATCTGAGGCTCAGTCGGAACTTCTTTTTTGGACTCAGATGTAGTAACAGGAGCAGGTTCATCTTTTTCCCACCATTGTTTTTCATCGGCAGGTGTTTCGGATGTTTCTGCTTTAGGAGCTTCTGCCACAGGAGCTTCTGCAACTGGTGCTACAGGTTCTGCTACCTGGGTAGTTTGTGGTTCTGCTGAAGCAGGTTCCACCGGAGTTTTCTCCGCAGGAGGATTCTGATTTCTTAACTCATCAGCAATCTCACTTAAATAGTTTTCACTCATATGTTTTCAAATTTAGCGATTTATATACAAATTTACAAATATTTTTTATTGAACAGGCATTTCACCACCCATACCACCTTGCATCATAGCATTTTGCATTTCTGCCTGTTGCATTTCTTGTTCTGTAAGCATACCATCTTCAGGACTTTCTCCTTCTTCTATAGCAGATTTAAATGCTTGTTCTGCCATTTTTCCTTGAATTCCAAGTTCGGTACGATAGTTAGCACCATCTTCTTTCATTCCTGCAATAGCCTGTTCTTGAGCCATTTGCTGTTCCATTTGAGCTTGTTGCATCATCTGCATCATAGCTTGTTGTTTTTCAGCATCACGCTTTTTCTTGCTCATTGAGTATTTAAGATCTCCAAGCAATTCTGTGTAACTGCGTGCCTGCTCTATTTTGATATAATCGGTCATATCAATTAGACCATTCTGCATAGCAGCTTGAGCAAGTGACAGAAGTCTCTCTCTAGCCTGGTCATCCATAAAGTCTTTGACCTTGATATAAACGCCAAGTTCTTCCATTTGGAAATCTTTGGTAATTTTCAACCACTCTTTACCACGAGTACCTATTACCGGAATTTCTTGTTCGGACTCAGACATTAAAGAAACTTTATACTGATTCAAAGCAAAGGCCAATTCCTTCTGGAAGAACTCAATAAATCCTTGATACAGATATGAAGTACCCAAGTTAGACTGAGCAATAGTTCCTGCCTGTGTTTTAGCACCAACATAACCAGCTTGTTGACCAAGAGCAACTTTTGGAATGTTAACTATCTCTTCCATCAGTCTTTCTTCCTCTCTACGCAAGTTTACTAATTGTTGCACGTTCGGGTCGAGAGTCATATCTACAACTTCAACAAGTCGTGCTTCCTGTCCGCTTACATAATCTTCTCCTGTAGCACTACCATCTGTAATGTGAATACCCATGCGCTCGAAATCGCTGATTACATCCTTAGGAGTTGCAGTACCGAGTTTCTGTCGGTTAATCAGATATACCTTACCTTTTGCCCTGTTGAGCATTTTGGTCATTTCATTGGTAAGATAATCAATTCTATCCTGGTGCTGATGCAAACGAGCAACTATTGATCTGTTCTCGCCCATCACCATATTTGGAATAAATACTTTCAAAGGCAATTCAACGTCTCCGGGGTTATCGTGTTTACGAACCTGGTTAGTTACTTCCTCCCATTCAACAACATACTTATTTCCAATCAGAGTTCCTTTGTAAACGGTCTTGGTCCAATATTTGGATTTGCGTCCATTGCGAATCTTAGAGATGTGTACGTTTCCAAATTTGTCTTTGGACTCCTCGTATCCTAAATCTTTCATACCAATCCAATAGCCGGTTACACAGGCTAAGGTTGGCAAGTTATTATAATTGAACGCCCAGTTGGTAGCATAAGGATGAGTTGTGAGGTCAAGCAATTGATACAAATTGTTCATTGTAATATTCTTGATTTCCTCCTGCTCTTCGGGACTCAGCCATTGCTGATATCTCTCCATTACGTCAGTAGTATTCAGCCAATCTACTTTACCTACGAATCGGGCTTCCTGATTGAAATCATCGTCCTTAGCCCTGTCAACAATTAGATTGTGAGGGAGAACTACGTCAAAGTATTGTTTTCCGTTTTCAATTCTATTCTCGATACCAACAAGACCGCCAAGTAGTGTGTAAAGAAAAGCTTGTTTTAACTTGTTCTTATAATCATTACGATTGAGGATATCTTCACACATACGGATAGCAAGTAATTCTGAGTACTGACGATAATCATACTCCATGTAACGATATACGTCCTCAGGTATCTCCATCTGTTGAGTTGCATTACCCAAAGGTTGGTAATCAAATCCAAACTCGGAAAAAGTTTTAAATATCTCCGGGGCTTCAAACATAAGAAGTGCTCTTTCAAGCAACTTGGTTCTTTTGTTAACAGCACTCTTGCTCTGAGCCCGAACGGTTGGCTCTATGTTCTCAATCATCTTGATGGCATTACCCACCATGAAATCAACTAAAGAAGTAATTTTTTGACCATTCACCCATACAGTTGGAAGATCACAGTTATTCTGATCCTGGGTTGTGTAGTAATAATCTTTATTCCATTGTCTCCCAAGGTAGTAAGTGTACATTCGTACTATCTCATCAACTGGGTTGGCTAAATCTCTTTTTTGTAAAACTCTTGAAATCCTATCATTTCTTTTGTTGAAATGACTCATGATAAATTGGAGATTCTCCTTGTACCAAATTTTAGTTTTCTCACTTTCTGGCAAAAACTGTTTTGGTTGATTGGTAATTGTAAACGCCATTTATTACAAAATTATGCAAAAAAACTAAAAAAAAGAAATTTGTATTTCTTTAATGTATTTATTCTTTGCTTTAGTGAATGCTTATGCAACACATATTTCCTTGTGGAGCCTGAGATAAACCATACCCCCCTTTCCCCCCTTTCCTAAAAAAACGTGTGCTTTTTGAAAATTGGGTCCGGTGGTTAGGTCTAGCTCCACAAGTATACTTCCTCGTCTTCGCCAGGCAGTTCCGCAACAAATACCCCCATTACAAATCGGACTGCGGTACAATATTACAACAGAAAAAACTACTTGTCAAGTAAAAAATGTCTTGGTTCGCATTTTTTTATGTAAAACTCAATGAATTCGGCCCCTTTGACCACCAAATTTTTTTCAACGATGAGCCGGAAGACGTATTTATCATTGAAGTTATACTTCTTCTGGAGAATGTCTAGGAATGGTTTTACGACATTATCTACGTCAGATGCCATATTGCTGAGACCGACAATCAAGGAGATCTCTAATGGTTCTTTTGACTTTTCAAAGTCATATGGTGCCAGACGCAACAAAAGTTCTTTTTCGTAGCTTGTGTACGTTTTAGTTTTAAATCTTTTGCCCTGCCAGCACTCGTTGACTGAAAGGGGTTTAATTTCTACTCTGTCTGAAAAGAGCAGGATAGAGCTGTTTGAATGTTTCCGCATTTGCTTCTAAATCTTGAAATAATAGGATATCTACCGGAACTCCATAGAACTCAGCAATGGTGATGGCTGTTTTCAAAGAGTGGAGTGTATATTCTCCGTAGAGAATTTTGTTGAGATTATTGTCTACCTGAAGCCCCATAAACTCTTTTATTTTGCTTGAGGAGACAAACTCGTTATGCAGACCACCCAAGAAACGTATATTGTTTCTCAACTGATTTGTAATCGAGTCTAATTTTTTATCGATAAATGTATTGTAGTACTGACTTCTTAAATCAGCAATCAGTTCATTTTCAATTAGAATATTGAGACCTCTTTTTTTGAGTTCAATGATTCTATGATCTAATTCATCAAGCGTCACCTTCGGCTATCTTCATTTCGAATTCATGCATATAGCGTTCGTTCTCATCAATACAACGCTTCACTTCTTTCATCACTAGAATAAGTTTTTGTGTGTCAACAAGACTTTTTCCATTCAAGATGTTGTAAACGTCATACTTTTGGATACCGAATACCGATACACGTTCTACGATGCGTGCCATATCGCCACGCTTAAGCTTGTTCTTAAGTTCAAGCACTCTGTCTTTCAGTTCGTTGTTCATAATCTTTTACAATTTTACGAAAAAAATTTGGAATTACCAAAACTTATATTATCTTCGCACTACATTTTTAAAAATAAATAGATATGGGACTTAACAAAGGAATGGGTAGTAGAACCTACCTCAACATTAGAGAAGGCAAGATTGCCAAGAGTTTAGGTGACAAGAAGTATGAATTGTTTGATTCTATCGAAGGTTACATTGTTGGATTGTCAACCAGGGATGGTTTGTACGGAACGGATCTGTGCATCGACATTATGGATGACGAATTGTATCAGTTGCAGATACGCATCAAAGGCGAGGAGAAACCTGGACAACCGGCTAAGCAGACTTCTTACTTTATTGCTTTTGCACACTGCTCTCCTAACATTGACCCGACTAAGAAAGTTACTTTTATTCCTTCCTTGAAAGAGGTTGATGGAAAGAAAAGGTCGGCTCTGTTTTTGAAGCAATCCGGTGAGGTGATTAAATGGGCATTCAAAAGAGGCGAAGGGATGCCTGATCCTGAAGAAGTATTCAACAAAAAAGGAGACCTTATCTCAATTGATTGGTCCGAAGTTGAAACCTTCCGCTTAAACAAAGTAAATGAGTTCAATGCTCGTGTTCAGGAAGTAGCACACGCTAACAAGTTTCTTGGCTCTGATAATAGAGTAACTGAGGTTGAGGCCGAAGTTGTGCCTGCATCAGAGGGAGCAAGCGAAGATTCTGATTTACCCTTTTAATCATGAGCCGAGGAGTAAGTAATCCCGAACTTACGGCTAGGATTGGAAAGAAAGTTGAACCTGTCCATATGAAACACTATGGACAGGAACAACTGTCTATAATCAGACAGTCTTCCATCAAAAGTGCCGTTGAATTAATGGGCAATTGGATTATCAAAGAAGATAAAAAGTATAATCCACAGCAATTAGTAGAACTTACGCTACTTGCTGCTGAGGAATTTGAAAAGTGGGTAACACGAGAAAAATGAGTTTAGAGATAATACAGATTAATAAAGACAGGGCCTACGATGAATGGTTGCAGTTTCGTACCTCTGGTCTTGGGGCCTCAGAGATTGGAACTCTGATGGGTGTGAATAGCTGGAAGAGTCCGGCTGAATTGTACTACCAAAAAATCGGTATCATCCCCCAAAAAGCTGTGCAGAATATGCCCATGTTTATGGGAACCATATTAGAAAACACTATATCGGATATTTTCGAGTATTGGGACAAGGACGAAGAGACCATGATGAAGAATCATGAGCAGGGAAATAAGGTTCGGAATCTGTATCAGCCCGAAGGCTATATAATAAACTCTACTTTTCCTCATTTGTTCTTCTCTCCTGATCGCCTGGTTATCACCAAGGATATCAGAATCCGTAATAGTAAAATTAATATCGACAATGTAGAAGCAATTGTTGAGATTAAGACCATAAGTGGGTGGAGCAGCAAGCAATGGGAAGGTGGAATACCGCCATCTTACTACTTACAATTGCAGACTTATATGATGGGCCTGGGTGTGAGCAAGGGATATTTGGTTGTTTTGGAGGACGGAAGAAATTTCAAGGTGCATGAGTATGATGCTGACGAAGAAATTATCAGTTCGATTATCAATGTAACCGAGGATTTTTGGAAAAGAGTAGAATTAGGTCGAGAAGCATTGGCTAATGGGGCTGATTATGAGCAGTACGCACCACCGGCAGATGGAACTGAGGCATATTCTGAGTTCTTAAACGAGAGATTTGCCAATCCGGAGGAGAAAACTATTGTATCTGATTCACTGATTGATGAGCATATTGTTCAGTACTTGGAACTTGGGTCTCAGATTTCTCAGTTAGAGGATCAGAAGAGAGAACACACCAATATGATAAAGACATATATGGGCAATAATACTATAATCGATAGTAAGATTGCTAAGGTGACTTGGAGACCCAATCAAAAAGGTACTAGAATATTCCGTGTAAATGAAAGGGGATAAGGAATGGTACAAAAATATGTGGTCGACACGACAGAATCACCAATGCGAAGAATGTGGTATTCGTCTTCCACACTTTCATCCAATGTTCATATCGCATATCATTACAAAGGGAAGTTATCCGAGCTTGAGGCAACATCCCGAAAATTGGATGCTCTATTGTATGGATTGTCATCAGCGTTGGGAGTTCTCTGGGAAGAGAGAGACGATGAAGACATATCAAAAGGCGATGGAGATAGCTGAGCGGTTGAAGCGAGAGTACCACGAAAGCAAAAAATAAAAAATATTTGGTAATTGTAAAGTTTTGTATTTAATTTGCAGGTATGGAACAGAAACAAACCGCAGTCGAGTGGCTATTTCATCAACTTTGGGAAGAACCTAAAGATAAGTTTACTTGGTATGCTATACTTAAGCAGGCTAAGGAGATGGAAAAGCAAGAAATCATAAATGCCTGGGTACACGGATCGTTAGAAGTTATGCATCCATACAAAACAGCAGAAGAATATTACAGTAGTATGTTTACTGTAAACACAGAAGAAAAATGAATCACGGTAGTTTGTTTAGTGGGATAGGGGGTTTTGACCTGGCAGCCGAGTGGATGGGTTGGGAAAATAAGTTCCATTGCGATATAAATCCTTTTAGCAGAAAAATTTGTAAATACTATTGGCCTGAGGCCGTATCATATGACAACATCAAGACAACTGACTTTACCCTTTGGAGAGGAAAAATTGACGTGCTCTCCGGTGGTTTCCCATGCCAGCCGTTTAGTACCGCTGGAAAAAGAATGGGAAAAGAAGATGAACGCCATCTTTGGCCCGAAATGCTCCGGGCAATCCGAGAAATCCAACCCCGATATGTCGTGGGGGAGAATGTTCGTGGAATCGCTAGTTGGTCGGACGGATTGGTTTTCGAAGAGGTCTGTTCTGACTTGGAAAATCAAGGATACGAAGTCCAAGCGTTTCTTCTTCCAGCTGTCGCCATCAATGCTCCGCACAAGCGAGACAGATTTTACTTTGTTGCTAAAAACACCAACCAAGATGGATGGGGAAGTAACGAGCGGAAAGAAGAATCCCAAGAGTGGGGACAGCGGAACCCTAGCACAGGAACTGATGAGTGGATACGAGCCGACTATGAAGAAGTTAGGAATATTGCCGACACCAACAGCGATGGTAGGAGATGCTTATGCGGACAAAAGTCCAAACAGCCATTTGAGGCATACTCTAAATATTGCGACACTTGCGGACAGAGGAATGCTTCCGACTCCCAACGCCCAGGATTGGAATTCAGCCAAGATGCCGGGAACGTATCTAGCATCGGTGGAACGCCACAGGTTGAAAGGAGTAAATCAGCAGTTGACTCTCAGACAGATGACCATGTTTGTACCGAACAAGGTGGACCATCCGAAACTTGGGAGTACTTCCCAATTAAACCCCCACTTTGTAGCGGAGATGATGGGCTTCCCATACAATTGGACGGACCTGCCTTTCGTAAATGGAGAAAAGAATCCTTGATGGGATATGGCAATGCCATTGTACCTCAGATTGCTTACCGTATATTTGCAACCATAAATGAAATCGAAAATAGATAAAAAACAATATCTGCGATACATGAAGACCTTCGTTTGGGCCTCAAAGAAGAGTATCGAAGAATTAGCCGACTTGAATCGCAAGGGTAGGATGGAAAACTATCCTGTTGACGCAACCACAGTAGAGGATGCAATCAACTTTGTCGAGACAGGGGATTGCTTGAGGGAAACCAATATAAGCATGACAGATTTATACGCCATCATGGAAGTGATGAAACATAAAACCGAAGAAGTAAATTCAGAAAAAAATATATAAGTTTATACAATGAAAGCAAAATTAGAGTTTAACTTACCAGAAGAGCAGTATGAATTTGATACTGCCATCAATGGTGGAAAATGGAAACAGGTTGTATGGGAAATACAGCAGTTTCTCAGAAAAGAAATCAAGTATAACGATAAAATAACCGAGGAGCAGTATCAGGCATATCGCATTGTACAGGACGAATTATACAATAAGATAGCTGAGTATGGGCTGATTGAAGAAGAATAAAAGAGACATTAAGTATTTGTAAAAGGATAAATAAATTTAAAAAGCATATATTTGCACAATAAAAAAATATGAGACACGTAGAAAAAGCATTATTGAAGTTTAACGAACAGTGTAAGTTAACTCACTTCATTCAAATCGAAAACTTGAAAGACGAAAAAGGGATTGCCCCAATTGTCAAGTTCACTATTCAATCCGATCCTATCGGAGAAGTAGGCGTTAACGGAGTACAGGCATTAGATATGCTTGAGTATGTTAAATTCTTATTCGAGAGTTTGAACGAGGCATTTCCTTGCAGAGAAAACGCTTTGACAATAACAAAGATTGAAGAGGCTATTCATTGGCAAGAAGCAAGAACAAAAGACAGGCTCAGAAGAGGAGTTGAAGGTAAAAATACCAAGTAAAAGATAAAATAGTCAGGTGGCGTTATATCCGCATGGGCAACCCCCAATATGTGAAATTCATAGACTTAGGAAATGTAGATTCGAATTCTACCCTGACTACAAAGTGTTGTTCCCTTGAGAAAGGAAGATAAGACTGTTGAATACAGCAACACAGAGGACTTCTCATCCTCAAACTTACCTATCCGAAGGTTATGAGGAAGCATCTGGTACCGTATGTTCATAAAGTAGATAGGAACGGTACAACATAGTCAGGTGGCGGAATGAAGGCACAAAGAGTAATAGTATGTGCTGGATATGATAGACGCAACGAAAGTGAAGCAAGATGGCCCAAACCTTTAAGGTGCGAATAAGCTACTTCATACCAGTTCAAATCTGGTCCTGACTACAAACAGCCCCTAGGCCAGGGGATCGTAAAACACGGAATGCCTCTTAGTAATGCACACTGTCCGTTCTCATCGTATAGGAGATAGGGGTACATTCCCGATGTCATTTGACCGAATAGCTAAGAATTACCTGGCTGTTCAACATGGCGGAAAAACCGCCTATTTATCGGTTGTGATGCACCCCTACACTTGTTCACCGAGAGTTTAGTGGGGTGCTTCTTTTTTTTTAAGAAACCTGCTGCTTCTATTCTTTTTATTATCTTATATGTATATAAATATATAAAAAAAACATATATACATATATCATGTGATATAAGAATACCAACAGTTACCTTTTCTGCTGACATTTAGCCCTCTAGGGGCCACTAGCCGATTTGAACCCGGAGGTTCCAGCTAGCACGATTCAATATCTTGCAGCAGGTTTCTATGATACAAATTAAATACGGTACTGTGCGGTTTTGGTGCACACTTGTCACGTTTTTTCAAATATTTGTTACAGAGTTAGGGTAGATTTGAAAGAAATTTGTAACAGAGTTAGGGTTACTTATACTTCTATTAGAGTAAAGTCGATAACCTGTCCGTTTACAAAGTTGTTAGTTATCGGAAACCAATGGGTATCGGGTATAACCTGACAACCGGCAGACCAACTTCCGATGGAAAGCCCTGTACCAGCACGATGGAAGTTAATTCCAAAGAGGCCGAATTGCTTGTTCACCCTATCCAATTTCCTATCCCTGGTTCCATCTCGCCATATCGTTATGGGGAGAATCTGCTGGAAGTATGGGGCTCCGAGCCATAAAGACTTCCAATTACGATTAGTCACAAACCGATGAGATCCAATAACCTGCTGCTCAGCTGCAATAGCGGTTCCGGTGATGCCCATATGAGTAATAGGGCTAAATATGTATTTATCTCCGGCAGTAGTAGAACATGGTACTGCTGCAATACATACTCCACCTTTATACACAGCAGCAAAATCGTCAAAGGTATTGGACAATACCTGGTCAGTTCTGAGGAAGACAAGACCATCTTTGGGTTTAATCCACTTCTTATTGTTTATGGTATTAGTGATAAACCAATCTAGTGCGGTCAAAGTTTTAGGTCCAATAATTCCATCGGGTTCGAGCTGAGCTCCTTTCTCATTAAGTATCTGCTGTAATCTTATCATAAGTACTACAAAAATAATTTACAGGTGGTGATAAACCAAAAGAAAATATGTTATATTTGCATCACATTATGGAACAATTTTCAATAGTTATGGATTGGCTTGCGGTTTTCGCAGCAGCAATCGCTCTATTTGTTTTATGGGTGAAAGGCATTGATAAATGACACCTAGTAGAAATAGAAAAAAGAAGATGAGGAAAGCGTATAATCCGGAGTTGAACCCGGTTCTCCGTTTTACTTATCTGAGAATTCATTCTGCAAGGTTAAATAAGTTGTACAAAGAAATGAAGGAGCTATGTTTAGATTGCCGGTTGTATTAGACGTTATCGGCCTAGAAGGCGATGAAGAGGATAAAGAGTATCTAGAATCTTTGGGTCTCAGCTCTATTTATGACGAACCAACCTTTCCAGTTCTCTTCTACCATATAGACCATATACACGAAGACGAAAGAAGTACTCCAACAGAACCACTATCTGTAATATTCAGCGGAGGACAATCTTACTTGGTCAAACACAGTCTAGTAGAACTAGCAAGAATAATAAGCAGCAATAACTTAATTTAAATTTATATATGACACAGAACGAAAAAGTAGGTGCTATGGTAACAGCCCTGGCAATGCAACAGATCAACGTAAATGAGGTAGTGGCAGATGCCATTATCCAGACCTATGAAAAGATTAACGAGATTGGCGGAGAGTTCTCCCTGAATCACATTCGTGAAATCCAATCAGGTCTCATGGAAAAATACAACATAGGCGTGCCTATGGCTCCGCCTACAGAATAGATTAAAGTCTACTGATTAAATGTGAGCCCCGAACCTAATACGTTTGGGGTTCTTTTTTTTACTTATTATGACGCTGCCAGTAAAACTTAGGCATCTCGCTGCAATACTCTCCAATGTAATCACATTCGAAGAGACTATCGTCATGCTGAAATAAGGACACAGTTATTATGTCATCGTTCTCGTATCCAAGGTCAAGTAGAACCTCCTTTACCCATTTGAAATTCCTACCTGTCAAAACCAAAGACTGACACAGTATAACCTTATCATAAAGAATAGGCAGAGCATCGTTCATCTCTTTAAAACTAACTTCATACCTATGACTACTTTCCCCATGATGCGGTACGTCCACACTAAAGATGTCAAGTACCCTGCGACCATGAGATAAATAATGTGCCACCTGCATCGATACCATGCTGGAATACTCAGGAGCAATATTCAATACGGCAGTTGACCACGGATCTACTACTGGAAGCTTACGAAGCAAACGCTGCATTAACTGATACTCTTTTATGTGGTCGATATTCATACACTACAAAGATAGTATAAAAAAATATATATACCCCCCATATTATACCCCATAGTACTATACCCCCGGGTAAAAATTAGACCCCCCCCTACTGCATGAATTTTTCTAGATTTTGCAGGCATCGAATTCGAGGATATGAAGTTTGTGCGAGCGTTGGAGGTAATACGTTACGATCAGACCGGCTCCGCCCCGAAAAAAAACATCCCCCCCATGCCTGTCGAATTTCCGCTACAAAAAGGCTTCAAAACCCTGCTCCATCTACATTTGAAACGAATCGAAAATAAAAAACGAATCCCATGCCGTACACCATCGTCCGAATGTGTACACATGGATTGCACCCACGCACGCACGCACGCACACATAAGGAATCCATTCAATCCCTTGCCATCATTGGCACAGAAAGATTTCGCCATGCTGATATGCCTATAAACATTGGGGATCATGCGTATGCATCTGCCTCAATCCCTTGCCAGGCTTACATCTCATCGGGATCATAATCCTGAAACCCTTACTGCCATTGATTTCCAGGACATCGACTGCCCTGAAACTCAACGTACACCGGCTTTTCAGCGATTCCGGGTGGCTCAAATGCCCAGTACTATTGGGTTTCAGCGATTCGTATGCACTGTAATGCAATGCTCGTGCGATTCTTTCCCTTTTTACGACAAAGGTTACATCCCCACCATGATATTTCCATCGTATTTTATCGACATTCTGTGGTGCGCCAAAAAAACTTTACAAATTTTTCATCTGCTGAAATGCCCATGCCTATTGACATTTTTACCAAATTGTAGATTTGTTCGATAATTATTTTAAAATTTTTCTTGCATGACTGAATTCCATGTACATATCTTTGCATCACAAAACAACAACAAAACAACAATATCATGAGAACACTAACACTATTAATCGCCATCGTTACCGCATCTATGCTGTACCTTTGTCTGTCTCTCAACATTCCACAGCATGGCTCAGCAATTGCCTTAGCCATCATCAATGGAATCCTTTGCCTTGTATCACTTATCGCATTCGCAACAAATAAATAATATATCATGAATACCATTCAGCAAAACACATGGAGAGTTAGAGCATCGCATCACATTGCCTATGCATCGCAGATGGGACTGACAGCAGTCGATTCATCATATGGCAATGACGAATGCCCATCCATTAAGTTCTATTTATCCGATTCTGTAGTGCAGGTTTTTCTGCCCTATGGAGAGTACAAAGATTACTTTGTAGTCATAAAGGATAAAGACGATAACTACATGGATGAATTTCTAGAAGACTCGTATCTTTCCGTTCTACACTACATAGAGCATGGCACACGTTACTCAGTAAAATCTAAAGCATAACACACATATGGAATTCGTTATCACATTCGGCATCGCATCATTTACAGTTTTATTCCTTCTATCTGTAGTAGGCATAGTAATAGAGAAAATCATCAATAAATAAA